TACTAAAGAAACTAACCAATATTACAGAAGAGTTAAAGTCGCTAACTTAATGTAATTTAACTACCACACCACGAAAAAGGGGAGTTCGCTCCCCTTTTTTTTTGATTATAAATAATAGTATGACAGACTTAAATGCATTATCAAGACAACCAACAGTTATAGACTATTCTGCACCAACGCAGTTTAGATTTTCTATATTACAATTACCTAAAGTACAATTCTTCACAACGGCATGTAATATTCCAGGTATCAATATGGGTGAGGCATTATTTCCTACACCTTTCAAAGACATTCCAGTTTTACCAGATAAAGTAACTTTTGAAAATTTAGAACTTACATTTTTAGTAGATGAGAATTTAGAAAATTATCAAGAATTACATAAATGGATTCGTGCAATTGGTTTTCCTAAAGATAGACAACAATTTAAAAGTTTTAGAGAAGACAACACAGACAGATTTCCAACAGCTGAAACAAGAGCTAAAACATCATCTGATACTGTAAAACCTAGAACACCTGATAGTGCAATGTATTCTGATGCAACCCTTACAATCTTATCAAATAAAAATAATCCAGTTTTAAACATATCATTTGAAAATGTATATCCTGTTTCATTATCAGGTTTAAATTATACAAATGATGCAACAGATACAGAATACATGACAGCTCAAGCAACTTTTCAATATCAATTATTTAATTTTGAAAAACTTACTTGACAAATTGACAATTTCGTAATATAATGTACCTCATATGGATTTAAACACAATACAAGAAATGTTTGACAAAGACTCAAAGATTGATGAAACAAACATCAATATTGAAGAAACTAGGTCACCTGCTTTACTGAATAAGTATTTAAAGCTATACAGTAATTTTAGATTAATGTTAAGTAAAGCAGAAACTGATATGAAGATTTTAAAAAAAGAGAAGTGGGAATATTATTCTGGTAAATCAGAAAAACCGTTTGAACTCAAAATATTAAGACAAGATATACCGACATATCTTGAGTCAGACGAAGATATGATAAAGTTACAATCAAAGATTGACTATCTGAAAGTAGTTGCTAGTTATTTAGAACACATAGTAAAGAACCTACATAACAGAGGATTTCAATTAAGAAACATAACTACTTGGATTAAATACACGGAGGGTGCCTTGTGATAACAGAGAACAATTACTATTATTTCATAGGTGCATTAAGCGACCATCAATGCAATGCAATTATTGAAAGAGGGCTGTCAGATATGACAATGACAGAACAAAGAAGTGGAAAACATGCCACAGATGCTACCACTTTTGATTTTAGACAAAAAGGTGGTGAAACATCTAATGCTGGTAATATAGCACAAAATCATTTAACTGCTGAAGGTAGAAGAAAAAAAGGTATTAAAGAAGAAGATGTATATGTAAGAGATACCAAAGTAGGCTGGTTAGCAGACAAATGGATTTATGAATTAATTCATCCATATATTCATGAAGCAAATCATAAAGCTGGTTGGAATTACGAATGGGATTTTTCAGAAACTTGTCAGTTTACTGTTTATAATCCAGGTCAGTTTTATTCTTGGCATACTGATGGTGGCTCAAGACCATACATACCATTTGACCCAACAGATGAAAAACAAAGAAGAAAAGATAATGACGGTAATTATATGGTTGCAAAAGATGAGAATGGTAAAGAATTAAAATTTGATAAAACATATAGAGGGGGTAAGTTTGAAGGTGTAACTAGATATATTCCAGCACCTGGTTTTGTTGATAATCCAAATCAATTTAATAAAACTAGAAAGTTATCTGTTACTGTTAATTTAACTAATCCAAAAAACTACAAAGGTGGTAATCTTAAATTTGATTTTGGACCTCATGCAGGAAATAAACGATATCATACCTGTAAAGAAATTAGACCAAGAGGTTCTATCATAGTATTTCCATCATATGTACACCATTTGGTTACACCTGTTACTGAAGGTACACGATACTCATTAGTAATATGGAATTTAGGGAAGATGTTTAGATGATTGATACAGTAAAATTTTTCAAAGAAAAAAAATATGTTTTAATTAAAGAGATGATACCAAGAGATATCGCAAAGGTAGCAACTCAATATTCTCACTATGATAGAGCTAGAAATTTTCAACCAGAATCAGATGGTGCTCAAATTCCTGGTAGTCATAGTGTTTATGGTGACCCACTTATGGAAACATTATTAAACTTTGGTAGAAAGTCAATAGAGAAATCTACCGGTTTAGAATTGTGGCCAACATATTCATATTATAGATTATACAAAGTAGGTGATGTTTTAAAAAGACACAAAGATAGACCATCTTGTGAAGTATCTATTACTTGTTGTTTAGGATATGATTATAAAGGTAAAAAAGATTATAATTGGGGTATGTTTGTAGGACCAGAAACTGGAGAAAGAGGTGAAAAGGGAAAGATGATTCCAATGGAACCTGGTGATGGAGTAATCTATCGTGGGTGTGAAGTAGAACATTGGAGAGAAGCTTTAGATGCACCTTTAGGTTCATGGCAAACACAGGTATTTTTACATTATGTTGACAAGAACGGCCCGTATGGTGATTTTTGTAAATTTGATTCTAGACCAGCACTTGGTCTTCCACACACAACTAAAGATAAGGAAAAGATAGAAGCTGCTAGAAAAGCAGATGAAGAACTTTTATCTAAAAGAGATGCTTTTCCTAAACTAGATGAGAATGAAGTGCCATATGAAAATAACGAAAAAAAATGAAGTATACTTACAAATTGAAACAGAACAACATATTGCAAGAGAGTTATCCGAATACTTTACCTTTGAAGTCCCTGGTGCAAGATTTATGCCCAGCTATCGAAATAAAGTATGGGATGGAAAAATACGATTATATTCAATTGCTACAGGACAAATCTATGTGGGGTTATTACCTTATATACGAGAGTTCTGTAAACGAAACGATATAAGATACGAATTAGGTTTCAACGCAAAACCAGAGGATATAGATGAGTCAACTATTAAGTCATTTATTAAACACCTTAATATACCATACAAAGCTCGTGATTATCAGATTTCTTCTATTCTTTGTGGTGCCAGAAAATGTCGTAGTCTTTTTGTTTGTCCTACTGCATCTGGTAAATCGTTAATCATATATGGTCTTACAAGATGGTGTCATTCAAAGAATCTTAAAACTTTGATATTAGTACCTACAACAAGTTTAGTAGAACAAATGTATTCAGACTTTTTAGATTATGGTTGGTTAGAATCTTATATGCAAAAAATTTATCAAGGTCATGATAAAAAAGTTATTAAAGATGTAGTCATATCAACTTGGCAATCACTCTATAAATTTCCTAAAAAATATTTTGAACAATTCGGTTGTGTAATAGGTGATGAAGCTCATACTTTTAAATCTAAATCTTTAACATCTATTATGAATAAATTACATCTATGTAAATATCGTTTTGGTTTAACAGGCACACTTGATGATTTACAAACACATAAACTAGTATTAGAAGGTGTATTTGGTACTGTGAATAAAGTTATATCTACCAAAGAACTTATGGAAAAGAAAACATTATCTAATCTTAAAATAGATAGTTTAATATTAGGATATGATGATAATGAATGTAAAATAGTAAAAGATTTAAAGTATGCAGATGAAATAGATTATATAGTTAATCACAAAAAAAGATTAAACTTTGTAAATAAATTAATTAGTCCATTGAGTGGTAATACATTAGTATTATATCAATATGTAGAAAAACATGGAAAACCTTTACACAAACTTATATCAGACACATACAAAGATAGAAAAGTATTTTTCGTTAGTGGAGAAGTTGATGCGTTAGTAAGAGAAGACATTAGAGCTTTAACTGAAAAATCTAAAAATGCAATCATCGTTGCATCATATGGTACTTTCTCTACTGGTATTAATATTAAAAACTTACACAATATTATTTTTTCTTCACCATCTAAAAGTAAAATAAGAGTGTTACAATCTATTGGTAGAGGTTTAAGATTAGGTAGTAATAAAGATAACTGTAAATTGTTTGACCTTGCAGATGATTTTACACATAAAAGTAGACAGAACTTTACACTTCGTCATTTTATGGAAAGAATAAATATATACAACCAAGAACAATTTGATTATACAATACATAGGATAAAATTATGATATCAAAACCAGAATATATAAAGTTTAAAGAAATGTATGACTATAAAAGAAAAATAGAATACAATAAAGAAAAAACTAAAAAAAGAATAAACGAAATGTTTAAAGAATTTAATATATTGGGTGGTACAAAAGAAGAAGTGTTTAATCATTTCTGGTCTAATGTAGATTACAATACCACAGAATTTGATGATCCACCCACAGACTGGACACCTATGAATCAAAAGTTAAGGTTATGGAATGAGTAATAATCCAAGAATATTAAAACTATCTAATGGTGATGAAATCATCTGTATGGTACATGATACAGAAAATGATTATCTTAAAGTTTCTTTACCATTAAAGTTAATTAATATGACCACTATGAATAAACGAGGTGAATACGAAGAAAACCTTGCACTTCGTAAGTGGGCTACCTTTACTGATGAGAAAACATTTGCAATAGAAAGAAGTCAAATAGTTGTACATCATGGAGTAAATATTGGATTAAGTAAATATTATCAATATATAATTAAAAAGTATAAAGAGTTTGATAATTATTCTGCGTTAGATAAAGCTAACTCAAAGTTAGAAAAGAAAATGAAAGAAGAAATATCTGAAGAAGATAAGTTTGAAAATGCAGTAGAAGAATATTGTAATTATTATTATGATGAAGATGAATCTAAAAAAAATAACTAATCTGTCTGAAATCAAAAATAGTATAACTCAATTAAAGAGTCTTGTCAATACTAAAATAAATTTTTTAGTATGGTTGACTTGATTAATTTTATGTGGTACTATCACTCAAGGAATATTAATGGCTGCAAATGCAAAACACTATGTTAATAATAAAGAATTTTTACAAGCAATAATTGATTGGAAAGAAAAAGTTAAAGATGCAGAATCTGCTGGTGAGGATATACCCCCAGTAACAGATTACATTGGTGAATGTTTTATGAAGATTGCACAACATTTATCGTACAGACCTAACTTTATTAATTATTCATATAAAGAAGAAATGATAGGTGATGGTATAGAAAACTGTTTACAGTATGTAAATAATTTTAATCCAGAAAAATCAAAGAATCCTTTTTCATATTTTACACAAATAATATATTATGCATTTATTCGTAGAATACAAAAAGAAAAGAAACAAACACATACTAAACATAAAATAATAGAGAAAAGTATGATGCCTACCTTTGACCAAAATCCACTTGATGATACAAACTATGGTAATCAATATATGGATTATTTACAAAAGAATATGTTACCATCAGATGGTCAAGAAGTTTATAAATCAAAGACAAAGAAAAAAGAAACTAAAAAAAGTTTAGAAAACTTTTATGAAGAGGAAAAATGAACTTAGATAATTATATAAAAAAAAGAGTTAAATACAGAATCATTACATCAGATACTTGTGTTTATTGTGATAAAGCCAAAAAACTTATGGAAAATTTCAATATAGATTATGAAGAACACAATGTATCAAATAATGATATACGAGAAGATTTTAAAAAACAAGGGTTCAAAACTGTTCCACAAATATGGAATGAGAAGAACGAACATATCGGTGGATATGATGATTTAAAATCTTACATATATGATAGTCAATGGAAACATATTGACGGATACAAAGGAGAATAGTATGTTTAGTTTCATTACGAATCTATTTAAACCAAAACCAAAACAAATAAAAAAATCAAGACTTATGACTATGACTAAAAGAGAATTAGAAAAAGTAGGTCGCAAACATGGTATTGAGTTAGATAGAAGATATTTGAAAGACGATTTAGTTGAACAACTTTGGACACATATAAATGGAAAAAAATAATGTATGAATATAAATGTGAAATAGTAAGAGTTGTTGATGGTGATACTGTTGATGTCAATATTGATTTAGGTTTCAATACTTGGTTGTGGAACGAAAGAATAAGACTAAAAGGTATTGATACTCCAGAATCAAGGACAAGAGACCCAGAGGAAAAGAAAGCTGGTCTATATGCAAAAAGTGTTGTAGAGGGGTTTCTTCCAGTTGGTTCTACACAAGTTCTTAAAACAAGTAAAGATAAAAGTGGTAAGTATGGTAGAACTTTAGGTGACTTTACTATATTTGATGGTCAAGAAGATAGACAAAGAGGATTAGTAGATTATATGATACAACATTATATTGGTGTTGCATATGAAGGTCAATCAAAAGATTTGATAAAAGAACAACAACTTAAAAATATATCATATCTAAAGGCCGAGGGTGTCATAGATTAAATATGAAAATCGCATTAGTTACTGACACTCATTTCGGTGCAAGAAATGACCACGACCATTTTAATAATTATTTTTATGAGTTCTATGAAAATATATTTTTTCCATATTTAAAAGAACATAACATAGACACTTGTATTCATTTAGGTGATGTAATGGATAGAAGAAAGTTTGTATCATATAAAATTGCAAAAGACTTTAGAGAAAAGTTTTGTGAAACTTTTGTGACAAATGATATTAAAGTGCATATGATAGTGGGTAATCACGATACATACTTTAAGAATACTAATGATGTAAACTCACTTGATGAACTGATTGGTAGTCGTTATGATAACATAAAGATATACAGAGAAACAGAAACTGTTGATTTTGATATACCAATATGTTTTATACCTTGGATTAACTCTACAAATGAAAAACAAACTATTGAACACATTAGTAAAACTAACGCAACAGTAGCTATGGGTCATTTAGAGATAAAAGGTTTTGAAATGCATCATGGTTTCCCAAGTGAAACTGGTATGGAAAAATCTGTATTTAATAAATTTGATATGGTTATGTCTGGACACTTTCATAAGAAGTCCGATGACGGACATATATTTTATCTTGGTACACCTTATCAAATATTTTGGAATGATGACAAATGTCCAAAAGGATTTCATATATTTGACACAGAAACAAGAACACTAGAAAGAATTATTAACCCATATACTATATTTAAAAAAGTTTATTATGATGATTCAAATGGTGAAGATTTCAATTACAATCAAATAAAAGATTTAAAAGACAAATATGTAAAACTTGTTGTAGTAAACAAAAAAGATTTATATATGTTTGATAGATTTGTTGACAAAGTTTTAACTGAGTCACAAGCTCACGATGTAAAAATTATTGAAGACTTTTCAGATTTAAAAGCAGAGAATGTAAAAAATGAAATAATTGAAAATGCACAAGATACTATAACTTTATTAGATAGTTATGTTGATGATTTAGATGTCAACAATCTTGATAAAAATAGATTGAAAACTATGTTAAAAGGTTTATATGTCGAAGCAAGTAATATGGAAATGTAGGAGAAAGAAATGAGAAACTTAATTTTTGTATTAACATTATTTTTTGCAACAAATTTATTTGCAAGAGACCAAATTAAAATAGTAGGTAGTTCTACTGTATATCCATTTGCAACAACTGTTGCAGAACGATTTGGTAAGACTAGTGGATTTAAAACACCAGTAGTTGAGTCAACTGG